GGCTGCGGTCACGGACTGCGGTCTTTCCGTGGAGACAGGCGTGTTTTCCGATGAGCCGCCGGATGAATATGTCGTGGTGACTCCGCTGGCAGACACCTATGAACTTCATGCGGACAATGCTCCTGGATACGAGACGCAGGAGGCGCGGCTCTCCCTGTTCTCCAAGGGGAATTATATGCAGCGCAGGAAGCAGCTTTGCATTGCGCTCCTTGCCGCTGATTTTACGGTCACGGACAGGCGGTACATCGGACACGAGGACGATACCGGCTTCCACCACTACGCCATTGACGTGGCGAAACTTTATGAAACGGAGGATTGAACAATATGGCTACAATCGGTCTTGATAAACTTTACTACTCCAAGATCACGGAGGATACAAACGGCAACGAAACCTATGCGACTCCCGTGTCCCTTGCCAAAGCAATGACTGCGGAACTTTCCGTGGAACTTGCGGAGGCTACACTCTATGCGGATGACGGCGCGGCGGAGGTCGTGAAAGAGTTCCAGAGCGGGACGCTCTCCCTCGGTGTGGACAATATCGGTCTTGCTGTGGCGGCAGACCTTACCGGGGCTGTCGTTGATGAGAACGGCGTACTTGTTTCCGCATCGGAGGATGGCGGCGATCCCGTAGCTATCGGTTTCCGTGCGAAGAAAGCGAACGGCAAGTACCGCTATTTCTGGCTCTACCGCGTGATCTTCGGCATTCCCGCCACGAACCTTACCACCAAGGGCGAGAGCATCGAGTTCTCCACACCTACCATTGAGGGTACGGTTTACCGCAGGAACAAGGTGGACGCTCTCGGCAAGCATCCGTGGAAAGCGGAGGTGTCCGAGGACGATACTGGCGTGACCGCAGAGACGATCACCGGCTGGTACACGAGCGTTTATGAGCCTTCCTATGAAGGACAGGGTTAAGGAGGTAACGCATTATGGATGAAAGAAGCGCATTTGTAAAAATCGGCGATCAGGAGTACGAAATGCTCCTCACCACAAAAGCGACAAAGGAAATCGCAGGACGCTACGGCGGTCTGGAGAACCTGGGCGATAAGCTGATGAAATCCGAGAACTTCGAGATGGCGCTCGATGAAATTGTGTGGCTCATTACGCTGCTCTGCAACCAGACCATTCTTGTGCACAACCTCAAGCATCCGGATGAGAAAAAGCCGGAACTGACTGCGGAGGAGGTTGAGCTTCTCACCTCGCCGATGGAACTGACGGACTACAAGGACGCCATCATGGAAGCTATGTACAGAGGTACAAAGCGCAACGTGGAAAGTGAGCCTGATCCAAAAAACGCGCAAGTCGGGTAAGTGACGAGGAGTTATTTACCCGGCTTTTATATTACGGCATCGGTCAGCTTCATCTTTCGCAGGATGAGTTCTGGCTGATGCCGTTCGGTCTGTTTATGGATTTGTGGGAATGCCATAAGCAGTACAACGGCATCTCGAAGCCGAAACAGAATCTCACGATTGACGATGTTATCCCATACGGAATCTGACGGGAAGGAGGTAAAGACGCATGGCTGACAATTTCGGTCTGAAGATCGGCGTGGAGGGCGAGAAGGAATTTAAGAAGGCTCTTGCCGATATCAACCAGTCGTTCAAGGTACTCGGCTCGGAAATGAAGCTGGTATCCTCTCAGTTTGATAAGAACGACAAATCCGTGCAGGCTCTTTCCGCGCGGAACAATGTGCTGAATAAGGAAATCGAAGCACAGAGACAGAAAATCGAGACGTTGCGTTCCGCTCTCCAGAATGCGTCAGATTCCTTTGGGGAGACAGACCGCAGGACGCAGAGCTGGCAGATTCAACTGAATAACGCAGAGGCCGCTCTCAACGATATGGAGCGGGAACTTAGCGACAATAACGCCGCTCTGGAAGAGGCTAATTCCAACTACGGAAGAGCCGAGGACGCACTTGAGGACATGAACCGCGAAATGGACGATGTGACCGACAGTGCGGACGATATGGGCGATGAAATCGATGACGCCGGGGACGCCGCCGAAAAGTCCGAGAGCAAATTCAAGGGGCTTGGGACCGTGCTGAAATCTGTCGGCGCGGCAATGGGCGCGGTCGTGGTGGCCGCCGGAGCAGCCGCGATAAAACTCGGCAAGGAAGTCATTTCTGCCTATGCGGATTATGAGCAGCTTGTCGGCGGTGTCGATACGCTGTTCAAGGATTCCTCGCAGAAGCTCCAGCAGTATGCGTCGAACGCATACAAAACGGCGGGTATGTCAGCAAACGACTACATGGAAACCGTCACGAGCTTTTCCGCAAGCCTGATCTCGTCCCTGGGCGGCGATACCGAAAAGGCTGTGGAATACGCTGACATGGCCATCACGGATATGTCGGACAACGCCAACAAGATGGGTACCGACATGGCGTCCATACAGAACGCCTACCAGGGCTTTGCCAAGCAGAACTACACCATGCTCGATAACCTCAAACTCGGCTACGGCGGCACCAAACAGGAAATGGAGCGTCTTCTTGCCGATGCGCAGGCTATCTCCGGGGTCGAATACAACATCGATTCGTATGCGGATGTGGTCGAAGCCATCCATGTGATCCAGACGAGCATGGACATCACGGGTACGACCGCGCGGGAAGCAGAACATACCATTTCCGGCTCCATCAATTCCATGCAGGCGGCAATCCAGAACCTTGTTGTGGGATTCGGCAACGCCGATGCGGACATGGAGCAGCTTTGCAATAATGTCGTGGACGCATTCAAGGATGTGGTGGCAAATGTAACTCCGATCATTGAAAACATCGTATCTGCGCTACCTACCGCAACGGGCGCGCTGCTTGAAGCGGTGGCGGAGCTTCTGCCCACGCTTCTTCAGACGGTCACGGAGCTTTTCTCTCAGGTGCTTACCACGCTGCTGAATCTGCTGCCGAGCCTTATTCCGGCGGCGGTCGAGGCGGTCATGACGATAGTGAACGCCATTATAGAGAACCTTCCGCTCCTCATCGAAGCCGCCGTGCAGCTTATCGCTACGCTCGTGCAGGGTATCGGCGAGGCTCTCCCTACGCTCATCCCTGCGGCGGTACAGGCAATCGTGACCATCGTGCAGGGCTTGATCGAGAACCTCCCGATGATACTGGACGCAGCCCTTCAGCTTATTATGGGGCTGGCGCAGGGGCTCCTTGACGCGATCCCCGTCCTCGTGGCGGCTCTGCCGGACATCGTCACGGCGATTGTAGAGTTCATCATAGCGGCCATCCCGCAGATCATCGATGCCGGGATTCAGCTTCTGACTTCGCTCATCACGGCTCTGCCGGAGATCATCTCGGCAATCGTGGCGGCGATACCGCAGATCATTGATGGAATTCTGACCGCCGTCCTCGGAAGCATACCGCAGCTGATTGACGCGGGCGTCCGTCTGCTTGTGGCTCTGATAGAGAACCTGCCGACCATCATCACCACGATTGTGAACGCCATTCCTCAGATTATCACAAGCATTGTCAACGCACTCATCGGGAACATCGACAAGATCATCATGGCGGGTGTTCAGCTGTTCGTGGCTCTCATACAGAACCTGCCGCAGATCATCGTGGCAATCGTGAAAGCCGTGCCACAGATCATATCCTCCATCGTGAAGGGCTTTGCAGGCGGCGTGTCGCAGATGGCGCAGGTCGGCTTGAACCTTATCAAGGGTATCTGGAACGGCATCAGCGATGCAGCGTCCTGGCTGTGGAGCAAGGTCAGCGGTTTCTGCTCCAACCTCATGAGCAAGATCAAGGGCTTCTTCGGAATATCCTCGCCTTCCAGGGAGATGGCGTGGGTCGGCGATATGCTTACCCAGGGTCTTGCCGGAGGTATCGATGATTCGGCAAAGGTGGCGATAAATGCCGCGCAGGATTTGAATAAGGGCATCATGGATGTGATGAACGGGCTGGCGGATGATATGAAGACCGCCGTACCGAGTAATTTCAACCTTGATGCTGATGCGACCGTCCGCTCTGCGGTAAACGGGGCAACCGGTACGAACGGCGGCAGTTCCTACGGCTCACTCGTTTCGGTCGGTCAGATGATCGTCCGCAGCGAGGACGATATCCGAAGGATTTCACAGGAACTGTACGATTTGATACAGACAGGCTCCCGTGCGCAGGGACGCTTTTCAACGGCATAAGGAGGTAGGTTGAATGGGATTTATATACAACGATACATCTTCTGCGGATATGGGTCTGAAAGCACGGCTCACCTCCTGGCAGGTGTGCGGAAATCTCCGCAACTATACTGCGTCCATTCCAGGTAAGAGCGGCATCGCGGACTTCGGCGCGGATTTCGACTATAGGGAGATCAATGTATCGTGCAGCATCCCGCCGAAGAGAACCTTTGCGGCTCTCGTGTCGGTGCTGGACGATATCGCACTGTGGCTCGATCCTGCGGGCGGACTGAAACAGCTTATATTTGACGATGTGCCGGACAGGTACTTCATGGCAAGGCTCTCCGAGAAGGTGAACTGCGAGAGGCTGCTCATCCGCTCGGCGGGCAGCTTCGATTTGAAATTTCTCTGTCCCGATCCGTTTGCCTACGCCGTGGAGGACGAGGAATTTTCCATCACGGCAGCGGGTACGCACACGGTCAAACGAGCGAAAGGAAACATTGAGTCCCATCCCGTTTATCGCATCAAGGGCGTTATCACCTCCGGCGTGAACAACTACATCACCATCACCACGAACGGCTCACAGCTTAAGGTCGTGAACGCCGCGCTTGCGGCAGCGGAAACGCTGGTGGTCGATACTGACATGATGACGTCATGGGTAGAGAATGCGGACGGCAACGTCCTGCGGAACGGTCTGCCCTACCTTTCGGAACTGAATTTTCCCTCGCTTGAGGTCGGCGATAACACGATAACTGTGGAAGAGAATAACGCAGAATTTACAAGCCTTGAGATACAGGCAAGAAGCAGATGGAGGTGACGGTTCATGTCCTTAAAAACAATACTGGACAAGCAGACGGATTTCACGGGAGAGTTTCCCGCGGAATATGCCGGGGGCGGTCTGTGGCGGTTCAATGAGGATGCGCCGGACTCCGATACCTTCCTTGCCGATTCCTCCGGCAACGGCAGGAAGGCATATATCAATAACTGGAGCGGAACGACCGCCTCACTGACAAACGGCATATTCGGCTCTTATTTCCGCATGAATATCAATAATCCCTCCTCAGAGCAGACCTATCTCAAGGTTACGAATGACGGCACGATGTTCTCCGACATCGGAGAGCGTATCATCGTAGGCGGCTGGATGCGTCCGACCACCTATTCCGTGGGTAACACATACACGCCGCTCCTTTCCACGAGAGCAGGCACGGGCAATCCGATATTCTATCTGTCGCTCATCCGTGGCAAGCCAAGGATCATGCTCTACAATTCCTCCGGCTCTCTGATACTGGATACCTCGGTCACGCCGTCCTTTTCTTTGGAGAACGCCAAGTGGTACTTCATCGCGGCGGTGATCGAGCCAAACACCAAAAAAGCCTGGTATGTGGTCGGCGATAAGGCGGCAGGCACGGTATGGAAATCCTCCGCGCTGACCATATCGGGAGAACTGAACCGCTCCTGCACGGCTGACCTTGTCTGGGGGATGCTGAACAATTCCTACTGGTACGCAGGCGGCTTTGACGAGTGGTTCCTGGACTGTGATTCGGCTCTTACCGCTGACGATCTCATGGACTATTTCCGCTCCGCTGTCATGGCGAACGCCGGAGACACCACGGGAGCGGTTGACGGCATCACCGAGCCTGGGACGGTCACGCTCCGCAAGTCGAGTGGTGCATATCCGACCGAGGGCGTCCTCACAACGGCGGCTGCGGAATGCAGTCTCTCCGGCACAGGGCGCGTGTCCGTGACGAGCGAGTATATCTCCGGCACGACCGCTGTATCCCTGGTGGAGACTTCCACAAGCGATGATCTCATCACATGGAGCGATTGGGTGGCCGTTCCCGCTGACGGAAAGCTGGCGTCTCCCAACAAGGAATACATCCGTTTCCGGGTGACGCTTACGACAAGCGATACGAGCAAGACGCCGAAACTGATAGACATCCGGCTCTACGACATACCGAAATCGCCGTATGAGAAGATCGGTTATTCCCGTCCCGTGGTGCTTGATTCCAACGGCGCGTGGGAGGCTGTGCTTGAGAACGCCTACGACATCATCGTCACGGGCGAAATCAACGGCGAGGACACGCTGTCCTTCAAGATACCGTTCCGGGACAGCAAGCGCGTCCATATCGACAGCGAGAAAAAGATACAGATCGTGGACGATATCTACAAGGTACGCACGGTCACGGACAGCAAGGATACCGAGGGCAATTCCGTCACGGAGGTGTACGCCGAGGCGGAGTTCTACGACCTTACCTTCTCCGTCCGAAAAGAGGAACGCACCTTTGAAGCGGAGTATGCGGAAACGGCGATGGCTTACGCTCTTGCCGGAACGGAGTGGTCTGTCGGCACGGTCAATGTGCGCACCAAGAGGACATGGACAAGCAGCGAGAAGAACGCACTCTCCATCCTCCGAAACGTGGCAGACCTGCACGGCGGCGATCTTGTTTTCGACTGCCCGAACAGGCTGGTGCATCTGCTGACCGTCAACGGCAAGGACAGCGGCGCGCTCTTTGCCTACAGAAAGAACATGAAGTCCATACAGAGGGTGGTCGATACCCGCAGCCTTGTGACCAGGCTCTATGCCGTGGGCGCGGACGGGCTGACCTTCGCCGATATCAACGGCGGCAAGCCCTATGTGGAGGACTTTACCTATACAAACGAGATACGCATCTCCACGCTGGACTGCTCGTCTTTTACGAATCCGTACCAGATGAAGGAGTACACGGAGATGCGGCTGGCGCAGTATGCCAAGCCCACCATTTCCTATGTGCTGAACGCTATGGATTTGTCCGTCCTCACGGGCTACGAGCATGAGGCGTGGGAACTTGGGGACTATGTGCGCGTGGAGGACAAGGAGCTGGGCATCTCGGTCACGACTCGCATCGTGCGCCGGGAATACAACCTGCAGGAGCCGTGGAACACGGTGCTGGAGCTTTCCACCACGCTGAAGAACCTCGGCAGTTCCGCAAGCCAATGGGACAACGCCGCCGACACGCTGGAAGGCACGAGCATGGTATCCAATGACGATATCCGTGAAATGGTGCCGTTCAACCTTCTGCGAAACTCCCGCGCTGACAACGGCCTTGCCTATTGGACGAGTTCCGGCTTTGTGGCTGACGGCGAGAACGGAGCGTCCGGCACGGCGTCCTTCATGGCGGAGGGCGTGTCGGGCAGGACGAAAAGCCTGTCGCAGACCGTGTATCCCGCCAACCGCGACAGCTATACGATCTCGGCGCAGATCGGCTCGGAGGATTTGGAGAAGCTCTCGGATTCCTCGCAGGTCGGCATCGAGGTCATCATCGAATATGAGGACGGCTCGACAGAAAGCCGGTTCATCGACTTGTACTGACGGAGGTGGGCTATGGTATTTTTCTCAAAAACACAGGCGAAGGTCGCGCCGGAGAATTACGGTGCAAGAGTCAAGTCCATCACCGTCCGAATCTGCATCACAAACTGCACGGGAAAACTGTATGTGACGGACATACTCCTCCAGGCGGGAGCGGTCGCTACGGGATGGGTAGGACATCCCTGCGAGATAAAGTGGACGCTTGATGGGTAACGTCAGATTCATCCGTCTTGCGGAGGTCGTAAACAA